GTCGTCGCCCGCAAGAACGGCAAGTCCGAGCTGGCCGCGGGGATCATGCTGTACATGCTCGTCGGCGACGACGAGGACTCGGCCGAGGTGTACTGCGCGGCCAAGGACAAGGACCAGGCGAAGAAGGTGTTCGACCCGGCGAAGCGGATGGTGCAGCTGTCGGAGAAGCTGTCGAAGCGCCTGGGTTACAACAAGAACGAGAACTTGTTGTACGACGAGCTGTCCGGTTCGCAGTACAAGGTCCTCACCTCGGATGCCGCGGGCGAATTGGGCCACAATCCGCATGCGTTCAACTTGGACGAAGTGCTGTCCCAGCCGGACGGGTCGATGTGGGAAGCGATGACGACCGCGGCCGGCACCCGGCTGCAGGAGCTGATGCTCGCGACCACGACCGAGACCAACGACAACAGCTCGTTCGGCGCGGGCGCGATTGATGAGGCTGAGCGGGTCCAGGAGAACCCGGAGCGGGCGCCGCACATCTTCACGTTCATCCGGAAGCTGCCGCTCACCGACGAGCAGCTGGAGGCGATCCAACGCACCTTCCCGGGACATCCGCACCTGCCGGTGTCGACGGACCCGTGGGACGAGCGGAACTGGAAGTGGCCGAACCCGGCGCTGGACCAGTTCAAGAGCCGCGCGGCGATGCGCCGCCAGGCGCTGGACGCGAAGAACGACCCGACGCTGCAGAACGGGTTCCTGCAGTTTCAGGTGAACCAGCGGGTCGGGCAGGCTCACCGGTGGATGCCGATGCTGCTGTTCAACTCCAACGTCACCCACGACCTGTGGCTCAACCCGACGTACGGCCGCGACCGGCTGATCGGCCGCCCGGCCTGGGGCGGACTCGACCTGGCGGCGAAGTTCGACCTGACCGCTTGGTGCCTGCTGGTGCCGGACGACGACGAGTTGGTTCACGCGATGTGGCGGTTCTGGCTGCCGGAGTCCGCGGTCGAGGCCTTGGACAAGCACGACGACGGCCAGAAGACCAGCGGTAAGCGCAACGAGGGCAAATGGGCTCGGTGGGCGAAAGAAGGTTGGCTCACCGTGACCGAGGGCGACGTCGTCGACTACGAGCGGATCTACGAGGACATCGAGCAGGACGGCCGGGACTTCGACCTGGTGGCGACGGACGCGGACCAGTGGTCGTCGGCGCCGGTCATCCAGGAGGTCGAGAAGCGGCTCGGCGTGTTCGAGATCGACGCATACCAGAACACCTACCAGCGCATGTCGCCCGGCATGACCGAGCTGATGGCGCTGGTGAAGCAGATGCGGTTCCGGTGGCACGGCAACCCGATCGCGAAGCAGTGCTTCGACGATGTCGAGGTCCGCAAGTCCACGATGAACAAAGATCTGATCCGCCCGGACAAGCCGGAGCGGGACAAGACCGGGAAGCGGATCGACGCCGTGCCGACGGCTTCCATGGCATGCAACGCGATGACCCGGGCGCCGCTGAAGAAGCGCAACACCACGCGCCGCAAGGCGGTCGTGTCCTCGAGGTGAGAGGGGGCACGAGTGAAGCTGTCCGACTTCACGCCTGAGCAGTGGTACGGCCGGCTGAACGCGAAGCGGCTGCGGCAGCGCGACAAGGCGCTGACGTGGTGGCAGTACATGGACCTCGAGCAGCCACTCGTGTACGTGGCGCGGATCCTGGCCGAGCAGTCCGACCGGTTCCCGCCGCTCCTGCTCGGCTGGCCGGAGCTGGTGGTCGAGGCGGTCGAGGAGCGCCTGATTCTGGAGGCGTTCCTGCTGTCCGGCGCGGACTCACCGGTCGAGGAACTGACGGAGTGGTGGCAGGGCAACGACCTCGACGAATACTCCAGCGAGGCCCACACCGCGGCCATGACGAGCGGCCAGCAATTCGTAATGGTCGGGCCCGGTGACGGTGACATCCCGCTGATCACGGTCGAGTACGAGGACCAGGTCGCGGTTGAAGTCGACCCGCGGACCCGGCAGCCGGTCGCCGGCCTGAAAGTGTGGCAAGAGGACGACGGAGGCGGCGACACGCTCGGTGCCCTGCACCTGTGGGGCGGGCGCTCGTACGAGTTCCGCAACGGCGAGGTCGAAAACGAGGTGTTCCTCGGTGACTGGGCCGTTCGGCTGGAGGAAGACCACACGCTGCCGTCGGTGCCAGTGTTGCCGATGCTGACCGGGCCGCGCCGCGGCTGCGGCCGCAGCGACCTGGTGGCGATCAAGCCGCTGGTCGACGCCGCGAACCAGACGGCCACGAACATGATGGCCTCCATTGAGCACCACGCCGTGTCCCGCAAGTGGGCGGTCGGCCTGTCGGAGAAGGATTTCGTCGACGAGGACGGGAATCAGATCCCGCTGTGGAAGATCGCCACCGGCGACGTGTGGGCGGTGCCGTTCCCGGAGCAGCAGCACCGCGACCAGGCGATGCCGGAGATCAAGCTAGGTCAGTTCTCCCAGTCGGACCTGAGGAATTTCCACGAGTCGCTGAAGGTGATCGCGATCTTCGCGGCGTCGAAGTACGGGCTTCCGGTGAACTACATGGGCTACAGCTCGGATAACCCGCCGTCGGCGGAGTCCATCTTGTACAGCTTGGACCGGCTCGTGCGGCGTACGGAGAAGCGGCAGCTCTGGTACGGCGGCACGTGGGAGCGAGTGAACCGGATCGCGTGGGCGCTGATGGACAACGACCCCGCCAAGCTGCGGCGGCTGGAGTCGAAGTGGCGCAACGCCGCGACCCCGACCCTGGCGTCCATGATGGACGCGGCCGTGAAGGGTGTGACCGCGGGCATCATCGACGACGAGCAGGCCTGGATCGACCTTCAGTACAGCGAGGAAACGAAGCGCGGTCTCCGAGACCGGAAGCGTGCCCGTGGTCTCGCCGCAGCGGCCACGTTGAGCGCGGTCGACCAGATCCCGACCACACTGCCGGACACGCCTGCCGCGCCGAGCACGGCGGTGCCGGATGCTCCCGCCCTCGCTAGCTGACGTCGGCGCCCGCTACGCCGCCCTGCAACGTGAGATCCGAGAAGATGCGCTCGCCGAGCTCGACGCCGCGCTGCGCCGCGGCCGCCGAAGCCCGGAGGCCTGGCGGGACGCGGTCCAGTCGATCGCGAACCGGTTGCTCGCGCTGCAGATCGGTGCCGCGACCTACGCGGACGCGTACCTGAACGACATCCTCGACGCGCAGGGCGCCGACCCGGCCGCCGAAGCACGCGTGAACCCGACCGCGTTCGCGGACCTCGGTGACGGCGGCGGCAGTTGGCTGCAAGGCCTCGTGTACGCGCCGAACTCCGTGCGCGAGACCGAGTTGCCGGGCGTGGACTGGTGGACCAGGTTCGTGTTCGTGGCGCAGTCGATCGTCTCGACCGGGCTCGCGGACACGGCACGCGGCTCGGTGCAGTCCGGGATGCAGGCGCGGCCGTCGGTGCTCGGCTACGTGCGGATGATCAGCGGCTCGGCGTGCGCGCGGTGCGCGATCCTGGCCGGCCGCCGCTACCGGTCCGCGGTCGCGTTCGACCGGCACAAGCGGTGTAAGTGCGTGCACATCCCGGTCGCCGAGGACGCCGACGACTGGACTACCGACCCGCACACCTACTTCAACGGGTTGTCCCGCGAGGACCAGGACCGGGTGTTCACGAAGGCCGGCGCCGAAGCGATCCGGCTCGGCGCCGACATGAACCAGGTGGTGAACGCCCGCGCCGGGATCACCGTTGCGCAGGCCTTCGGCCAGCAGGTGCAGGCGACCACCGTGGGAACCACGTCGCGAGGCCTCGCTGGCCAACGGTTGCAGGGCCGCATACCGCGGCTTCTTCCGGACGAGATCTTCCTCCAGGCCGAACGCCTCGGATGGGATCGCGCAGAGGTGCTTCGGCAGCTCACGCGCTTCGCCTACGTCGTGTAGGCCCCGACCGCTGGGTCAAGCGGGTCAGCGCCACGTCCGCGCTCAAGGACGGCATGCCGACGGGCCCACGGAAGGAAACACCACGCCATGACCGCACCCGCACCCACGCCGCCGCCGGCCGGGCCGCCCGCACCCGGGACGCCCGCGCCGACACCGCCCGCGCCGCCGGCTCCCACGCCACCGGCTCCCACGCCACCGGCGCCCGCACAGACCTTCACGCAGGACGACGTGAACCGGATCGTCGCCGATCGTCTCGCCCGCGAAAGCAAGAAGTACGAGGGCTTCGACGAGCTGAAGGACAAGGCGGCCAAGTTCGACGCGATCGAGGCGGAGAACGCCACCGAGCTGGAGAAGGCGGTCGCCAAGGCCGTCGACGAGGCTCGGGCCGACGCTGCGAAGACCACGAACGCCGCGCTCGTGCGTGCCGAGGTGAAAGCCCTCGCCGCCGCCGCACAGTTCCACGACCCGGCTGACGCCGCCGCGTTGCTGGCGGAGAAGTTCAGCACGGTCCCGGTCGACAGCAGCGGGCAGGTCGACGAGGCCGCTGTGAAGGCGCTCGTCGAGCAGCTGGCAACCGAGAAGCCGCACCTGGTGCGGCCTGCATCGGGGACCACGCCGCCGCCACGCGTGCCCGGCCAGGGCACACCGCCTGCCACTCCACCAGCCTCGTCGGTCGAAGCCGGCCGCGAGCTGTGGCGCAAGAAGCACCAGAAGACCACCTAGCCCGAAAGGGACCCTCCATGGACCTCGGCCTCAAGACTGAGTCCTTTGCCTCGGACGACACGTCCTGGGTGAGGCTCCGACACGGCACCGACTCGTGTGTCAGCGGCACGCTCGACGTCTCCACGTTCACCGAAGCCGTGCACTTCCCGGACGGCTTCATCAAGTCCGGCACGGCGGTCGGCAAGATCACCGCCACCGGCCTGTACGGCCCGTACGCCAGCCAGACCAACGAAGTGCAGACCATCACCGAGGGCGGTTCCGGTCTGACCTCGTTCACCCTGACGTGGAACGGGCAGACGACCGCGTCACTGGACGACCAGGCCACCGCGGCCCAGATCAAGGCTGCGCTCGAGGCACTCAGCAACATCCCGGCCGGGTCGATCACCGTCACCGGCAACGCGGGCGGCCCGTACACGGTCACGTTCGGCGGGCTGCTGGGCGGCACCAACGTGGCGCAGATGACCGCCACCCCGACCGGCGGCACCGGCACGGTCACGATCGCGACCACCACCGCGGGTGGCGCGAACCCGGCCGCGTCCGACGGCACCGAGACCCTGTTCGGGCACGTCATGTTCGGGGTCAAGGTCAACCCGGCGGACACCACCAAGAACGTCGGCTGCGCCATCTTCTGGCACGGCGGCGTCGTGAACTCCCGCCTTCCCGTTCCCGTCGACGCCGCCGGCAAGGCCGACGTCGCGGGCCGCATCCAGTACTTCGACTGAGAGGGGTGACTCATGGCTGACTTCTTCGATCTGATCACCCCCGCGGAGCTGACCGGCTACGCGCGTCAGGCGCTCGCCGACCGAGCCGACAACGCGTTCGGGCTGCAGCGGTGGATGCCGCACCGGCAGGTCAACGACCTGAACTACCGGTTCTCGCAGGGCACCACCGGTGGCCTGACCGAGGCCGCGTCGTTCCGGGCGTGGGACACCCAGCCGCGGTTCGGTCGCCGCGAAGGCATCAAGCGGGTCGAGGGGCAGATGCCTCCGATCGGCGAGCAGTACATCCTCGGCGAGTACGACCAGCTGCGTCTGCGTGGCTCGGCCGCCAACGACGAGGTCCGGGAACTGCTGCTCCGCGACTCGGCGCGTATCGCCCGCGCCATCGACGCCCGGTTCGAGATCGCCCGCGGCCAGGCCATCGTGGAGGCCAAGGTCGAGCTCGAGGAGGACGGCCTGTCGCTGGAGGTCGAGTTCAACCGCGACGCGTCCATGACGGTCTCCGCCGCGATCGCGTGGACCGACCACGCCAACGCCGACATCGTCGACGAGCTGGAGACCTGGCTGCAGGCCTACAGCGACCTCAACGGCCAGATGCCGGGCGCGGTCCTCACCTCCCGCAAGGTGCGGCGGAACATGCTGCGCAACGCGCAGATCCAGGCGCAGCTGTACCCGAACTCGCCGGACCGCCGGCTGACCCCGGCCGACCTGAACGCCTACCTGGAGGAGTTCGGCGTCCCGCCGATCACCACCTACGAGGCCAAGGTCATCAACACCCAGGGCGAGGAGCAGCGGATCATCCCGGAGGACCGGTTCATCTTCCTCCCGGACTCCGGCACCACCGACTCCGACGAGGGACAGCTCGGCGCGACTCTGTGGGGCACCACCCTGGAGGCGCAGGAACCCGGCTACGGCATCGCGCCGGCGGACCACCCGGGCGTGGTCGTCGCCGCGTTCAAGGAGTCCAAGACCCCGATCCACGTGTTCACGATCGGTGCCGCCATCGGTGTCCCGATCATGGCGAACCCCGACCTGGTCATGGTCGCCGACGTCCTGTGAGGAGCTGAGCCATGGCCACACTGAAGGCGAACGTCTGGGTCGACGGCCAGCTGTACAGGGCTGGTTCGACCCCGCCGCCGGCGGCCGCGGCGCGGATCCGGAACCCGAAGGTGTGGGAGGGCGATCCGCCATCCGCACCCGAAGGGGACGCCGAGCAGGACGTGGGTGGGCCGGACGAATCGGCCGCTGAGACGGTGCAGGAGCCGCCTCGCGGTGGCGCCGGTTCCGGCGTCGACGCCTGGCGTGCGTTCCTCGGCGAGCAGGGCGTCGAGGAACTGCCCGCCGACGCGAACCGCGACGACCTGGTCGCGCTCTGGGACGCGCGGAAGCTGCAGGGCTGAGCCGTGCCCGCGCCGTACGCGACCCCAGGGGAAGTGAAGACGCTCCTGAAGGTCGAGTTCGACGAGGCCGACAACCTGCAATGCACGATGGTTCTGGCAGCCGTGAGCGCGAGCATGCGCTCACGGCTGCCCAGCCTCGACACCTGGATCGCGGACGGCAGCACGGATCCGGTGCTGGCGACCTTCTGCGCGGTCGCCATGACCAAGGAGTGCATCGACGTCGTCGACGTCGGCAACGTCAAGTCCGAGCAGCACCCCGAGCACACCATCGTGTTCCGGGACGTCACCGACGGCGCCGAACTCGATGTGCCCGAGTCATGGATCGACCGACTGACACCACACCAACTACGGAGTTCGGGCCGACGGCCGATCTCCATCCGACCCGGATCGGGGTGAACCGTGACCGAGATCGTGAAGATCACCGTCGACGGTGAGGACCACTGGACCGCCAAGGGATCGCAGGCGCACGAGGATCTGCTGGCCCGCCAGCAGGAAGCCGAGCAGCAGACGAGCGCCGCCGGTCAGGAGGACGCCGGCCTGACCGAGGAGGAGGGCGCCGGTGCCGAGCAGCAGGAGCCCGAAGTACCGCGAGAAGGTGACGATCACGACGCCGCCGGCGCCGACGGTGGATCCCGCGTCGGGGCGGGAGACGACAGCGGCGCCGCACGTAGCAAGCGGCGTGGCGGCGCGTCTCAGCCAGCGTCCGGTAGCTGAGGTCGGCAGCCAGGGCGAGCAGCTGGCCGAGCAGAACACCACGACCAGCTCCTGGACCCTCCTCGTGCCAGCCGGCACGGTGCTGACCGAGCGGTCCACCGTGCTCGACTCCGCCGGGCGCACGTTCCAGGTCGACGGCGAGGTCGCCGACCGGCCGAAGATCCGGCCCCAGTTCCGTGCCGCAGCGGTGCGGCTCATCTCTGACCTTCAGGAGTAGCCCATGGCTCCCACACCGATCGCGCCCGTCCAGGTCGGACACACCGCCCTGGCCACGCTGCCGCTCGCCTCCGCTGGCGCGGCGATGGACACGGCGAACGGCAACAGTTTCATCAACGGCGGCCTGACCGTGCTGCTGGTGTTCAACTCCGGCGCCACGGACCACACCTTCGAGGTCGCGTTCGGGTCCACGGTGGACGGACAGGTGATTGACCCCCTCGGCCCGTTCACCGTGAGCGCCGGTGTGGAGCGGGCGATCAAGCTCGGTTCGCCGGCCCGGTACGGGAACCCGACCGTCGTGACCGGCAACCACGCCGAGCTCAAGGTCCGGGCGCTGCAGCTGTAGCCATGGCCAGCTTCCGAGTCACCGTCTACAGCCGCCAGGCCATCGCCGAGGCCTACGTGGCGTCAACCGAAGGTCGTGCTCGGATCGCGCACCAGGCCGCAGGTATCGCCCGCGACCGGGCGCCGGTCGAGACAGGTGAGTTCCGGGACGGCATCGGTGTCGAGGTCGATGGACCGAAGGTGCGGATCGTCGACACCGACCCGGAGGCGGTCTACAAGGAGTACGGCACCGAGGACACCCCGGCGCACGCCACCCTGACCGACGCCGCCCGCCAGTTCGGCCGCTACACCGGGTTCCAGCCGAAAGGTGGGTCATGACCGCACCGGCGGCGCTGCCGTGGCTTCCCGGCGTAGTGCGGGCGTTCCTCGCCGACCAGTCGTCGTTCCTTGCGCTGCTGCCGGTGGAGCGGCTGGTGTTCAAGGGCCCAGCGGACGTCACCACCGCGTACGCGCGGATCCAGGTCCCCTCATCCGGGCCGATGTCCGGTGACGGTGTGGCGTGGCGGCCGCTCGTGCAGGTCGACGCCTACTGCCCCATGTCCAATCCGGACGCCGACATGACGGTGTGGGACATCGTGTCCGCGGCCGGCACGTTGCTCGGCCGGGCCCGCAACATCGCGGCCGCCGGCCTGTCGTGGTCCGGCCGGCTCACGGACGGCCCAATCCCGGCCGTCGACACTTCGCGCGGCGACGACGCGCCGATGGCCCGCGCGCTGATCCGCGCCGAGCTGACGCTGCACGCGCGATAGACCCCGGCCCGCCCGTAGGTGGGTGCCTGGCGGGCGGGCCGGCCCACATGTCCCCAGGCACACAAGTCCTTTCAGGCACCCACGTTCACGCACACCGCCGCCCGGGCACGGGCACCATTGCAGGGAGGACTCATGTCCAACTTCGCCGACCCGTCCAAGTCCCGTTTGTGGTTGGACGGCGATGCGTTCCGCGCCGCGGCCGGGACTGCGATCCCGGCCGACATCTTCGCCGCGTCGCTGTCCGGTTGGGACGCGTTCGGCGGCATCCAGGCAGGTTTCACGATCGAGCGCCCCCGCAACGTCGAGAAGCTGACGATCTGGAACGCCGAGGGAACGTACCGGCAGAAGAAGGACCAGGAGGAGCCGTCCATCCAGCTCCGCCCGGTCGACCTGTCGAAGGCGACTGCCCTGACGCTCCTGACCGGTGGATCGCTCGTGTCCGCGAACGGCGGTCTGCGCTGGGACGAGGGCGACGAGGAGTTCTTCGCCATGATCGTCCGCGTGGTCGACGGCACGAGCAAGGCTGCCTACTACATGGAGAAGAGCGAGCTCGCGAACCGGCCCACCGAAGTGCTCAACGACGAGCAGCTGATGGGTTGGGACATGGAGGTCTCCCCGCTTATCCCCGACGGCGGCGGCAAGCCACTCATCCGCTTCACCGACCCCAGCTACAACCCGCTCACGTAAGGAAACCCTGATGGCAGGCACCCACAACTCCAACCGTCCGCAGCTGCTCGAGGACCTCGACGCCATGATCGTTTCCCGGGCGCTGCGCCCCGGGAAGGTCCGGCTCGGCGGCCGCCTGTGGACGATCAAGCGTGACTTCACCGCGGCGCAGGTCCTCGAATTCCACAAGCACGTGGGCAACGGCCGCGATGGAGCGATCAAAGCCTTCGGCATGCTGGTCGGCACGAAGGACGCCGAGGCCTTCGTCGACATCGCGCTGGAAGCCCCGACCGAGCTGATGACGCAACCGCTGCGGCAGCTCTACCGCCTGGCCGGCCTGCTCAAGCGGGTCGACGACGGGCCCGCCGACGCCGACGCGACGGACGACGTCGACGCGGAGGACGCGGGCGAGGGGGAATCCTCAGCGTCCTGATCGCGGTCCTTGGGCCGTGGTGGGACGCGCTGCTCTGCGACTTCCCCCAGCACTACAACGTCCCGTGGCGGACCGCGTGGGACACCTACCCGGGCGTCGACATCGTGGCCATGGTGCGCCGGCTCGTCGACATCCGCGGCTCCGCGCTCCGGCAGCTGCTGCTCGGCGACGAC